CTGCGATGGCCGCGATAGTTAAAGAGGTAACCACTAGACTTTAGTTCAAGTGCAACAGGCTGCAGATGGTAGCCAGCCTGTGACAAGATGAGCCATGACCCTTTGGACATATCTAGCGCAGCGATGGTGCTGATGCGCGTGACCTTGCCTGCTTCTTCTTTAGGCTCGTACCGCTTTGGGTATCGACGTGCAATACGACGCACAACGTTTTCGGCAAGGCTGTGTACGGACTGAGGGATTCGATAAGATTGTGACAGGGTTTCTGAACTGCCGGGCAAATTAATAAACTGATCAACATCCGCACCCGCCCATCGATAGATGGCTTGGTCATCATCCCCCGCACAATACATGCGCGTGGATTTAGCATCGATAGCGTGAGCGATCTCCCACTGCAGCGGGCTCAAGTCTTGCGCCTCATCTAAGAAGCACAGGTCAAAGTGTGGGCAGTAGTATTCAGCACCTTTAGCAAACTCTGACAGCATGTCGGTGAAGTCGTATAAGTTCATGGTGTCTTTATATTTCTTCAGACATTTATCAACGTAGTTAACGGTGTTCCAATCTTGCTCGATGTTGCTGATGTTGTACTGCTCTCTCAAAGATACTTTCCTAAGTCTAGCCAAGTTGATCAGTCCAAGGACAGGATCGTTGCTTGCCACCATTGAGGGGATGTCATCATCAAAGTTAGAGGCTTTGTTGCCACCTAGCTTGACACCGATTGATCGGCTCAGTTCTCTGAAGTTAGACTCCTGCATCACCTGCTCTGAGCGTATGTCTGTCATAGTCAGCGCAAGAGAATGTAGTGTGCGAAAATGTATTAGATCCGTCTTAGGGTCTAGGTTAAAGCGTTCGGCTGCTCGGTCTCGAGCTTCGTTTGCGGCTTTACGTGTGAAGGCTAGGAAGGCGATTGAGTGTGGGTGAGTGCCCTTCTCTAACGCTTCGTCCACCATGTTGAGCAGGGTGGTTGTTTTACCTGTGCCGGGAGGTCCAAATATTCTAAACATCTTTAGACTTCTCCTTCCTGTAAATTTGCTGAACTCTCTGCTTCGAGATGCCAAACCATTTGGCCACTGCGGTCATCGTCATAAGGCGCTCGTCAATCATCATGACGATCTCTGCGTTACGACGCCTGCCGTATTCTGGTCCTGTGATATCTTCTACCATTAGAAAGGTGCCTTATAGTCGTTACCGAACTTCGGTGTTTCTATGTCAATGTCAGACGTGTCAAACGAAGGGATCTGCCATACGCGTACAGCGCGGCCTTTGATCTTCAATACAACACTTGATCCATTGATGTCACGCAGTCGCTGCGCGATGCGGTGAGACTTGTACTCAAAGAACTTATTCTTCTTCAAGAAGTTCTCAAAGTCTTTCAGTCTAAAGTAAGTAATGCCTTGGTCTTCGTCAGTCCAAGGGCGACGCAGTAATATCTCTTCTTTATCCTGTGCAACCTGTAGGTGGCGACAGAACTCTTCAAGGTAATCATAGAACTGACCGCTAGTGCTGGCATCTACTGCAACTTCAATGATGGCACTCTCGTTATCCTTCATCTCATTCAACAGCGTACTGATGCGGCTTTCCCATTGCTGCTTCGCAACTGAGCGAGGCATCAAGTTTAACTGCTCCATGCAAGCCTTTTGGAACGTCATCTGATTCATCAACGCTTCAGTGTCCATCTCTAATGGTTCGCCATTCACGTCCATAAACCACACGGGAGGCGTAGAGTTATACTTGCGAAGGTTAGCTACACTAGCACCTGACACTGCAGCACCAACACCAAACTTTCGAGTACGGCATAGGTCTTTGTTACAGTGTGAATTGATAGGTGAGTCGCTGCACTTATAAGCATATTCTTTTCGCTCAAGCTGCTTGGCCACGATGTTCACTTCGTTTAACGGAAGCGGTGGCGCAAGATACTCCATGTTGTACTTGAGTATCTCAGCCTGCCAGCTATCAGGAAAAGCCTTGCGTAAGTAAACCCCAATGTTAAACAAGCCATTGTTACGACCCCCCTCACTGATACCATCCGTACAAATTATCTGTAAGCACGGCGGTCCATCTTGCAAGAGTTTGGTTTCTTTGCCACCAATTACTTGCAGCTTTAGGGCTTCTTCAGGGTTCTGAACAAACTTAGTATACAACTCTACAAACTCGTCTAATGTTGCCGAGGTGCCATCGTCTAGGAATGCGTAGCGCAAACCTTCCTCATGGTCGTAGTAAGGTAGATTAAGGAAGTTACCCACATCACCTCTGTCCAAATGCAGCTTGATCTGCTTTGGGAATATCTCGCTCTCGCCATAGCCCAATGCTGCGGCCATCGCCTTTAAAGCTCTCTGCATATCTTTAGCTTCGATCCACTCCGAGGTGAATAGAAAGCAGTGTGCCCCGCCCGATTTAGATCGGCATATAACGAGGGGTAATTTCATGCGGCGGACTTTATCCACCAGCAACTTATGATCGAGTGGGTACTGGTCTATGTCGATACAGCCCCATTTGCAACAGTTGTCTTCATTGATCGGTATGATGCCCAGACCATTGCCAGTGCCTAACAGATGGTTTTCCCAAAGCTGCTTGGTCTGTGGTTCGCGAAGAACGCCAGCCTTGCCTTGAGCCTTGCCGCTTGCACTCGTTTTTTCTATCTTGAAGTAACCGTGCGCTTCCTTCAGACCATCAAAGATGGCCATAAACTTGTCTAATGACATTGCTTGCCCCCATACGAAAAAGGGCAGGGCTTCATGCCCCACCCATAGTACTGCGTTAGCTTAGAACGGTTCTGCTTTACCGCTTACGCCATCGTCATCCGTATGTTTAACAACAACGTCACCCGTGGTGATGCTGTCAGCAAAAGCTTTGGCGCGAACGTATAGTCCTGCTTCAGCAATGGGGCCCTCACAGGACATCTCCCAACCGTGCCATGACCCTTTAGAGTTTTCCTCTTGTGTGGTCTTGAGGTGATAGATGTGTGAGAAGCGTGGTGGAGTAAATGGACCCTTTGCACCTTGCATGGACCGTGAGGCCATGATGCTGTTCCACTTACGCGACTTCTTTAACTGCGTAGATTTCATGGCAATCAAAGCCGTCTCAAAAGCACCATCGTCACCTAATAGGATCACGAAGTGCTGATGCGTTTCTTCGATGTATTCACCGCTGCCGTCTGCGACATAATCTTTGTTGTCTTCAGTGGAGCGTTGAGTTTCAGGACGTACTTCGCCCGGCTCATAAATAGCAGTCGGCGCACCGTTGCCAGAACCACGAGGGGCCCATTGAATAAAGCGACGTTGATAAGCGCAGGGGATTACGCTAATGCCATCTTTACCTTTGTACACCATACCTGTGACGGTGTTGTATATGTCACCTTTACGGGCGACTTCGTTTTCATCCAAGATGGGATCGTTACCCGACAACACTTTTAGGAAGGGTAATGCTAAATCATCCTGCCCCATGTTTTCCATGCCCTGACCCGCATCGGCCTCGAACATAGATGGATCAAATGCTGCTAACTCAGTGGACTTCTTTGCTGCGACTTCTTTATTTTGTGACATGTTTACTTCCCTTTTTTGATTACTGCGCGTTGACCTACCCAAGCCCCAAACAACTCCATGGGGAACTCCTCACCTGCTTCACATCGTTCTTTCACAAATGCCCGTAGGGTCTGTGGATGAACTTCAGTCTTCTGTTGAGGTATAAAACCCTTGCTCTCTGCAAACGCAGAAAATGCACTGGCTTGATCATCCTCACCACGACCGAACTGACACAAGACTGTATTCTTAATGATGTCATCATGATGGTGGTCTCGTAACCACTCAAAAGCGGAGGGACGGTTTTGTACTAGTATAGATGCACCATACGTTTGTTTGACCTCAACGGTCGAACCGTCTTCTAAGGTGAAAGAAGCTATACCTATTTCTGCAAGCATTGCAGGCATCTCTTCATCGGTGAGTTTCTGAAGGTCTTTCTTCGACTCCTTGAGTGATTTCTCAAGCGCCTCAATAGATCCTTCTTTGTCTCTGATTTGGCGGGCCAAGCCTGCTACTGAAGTCAGTCCAGTTTGGTCCAATCGTTCAACAGAGGTGGCTTTCGTTGCTTCAAAGTCCGCCTCCATTAATTTTGCTAAGTCTTCCATACTACTTTCTCCTTCGTTATTAAAGGCTCCTTTCGGGCCTTGACAAATGCAGATAATATCTTATATCCTACACGACTTACATGTCAAGCAGTTATTAGAAAAAGAGGACAATTATGCAGAACTATCAATACGAGACGACACCGTATGACCACCAGCGAGTTGCATTAGAAGAATCGTGGTCCGCGGAGTACTACGCACTATTCATGGAGATGGGAACGGGTAAAACCAAGGTAGCTATAGATACGATGGCTATCTTATGGGAAGCCGAAAAGCTTAAAGCGGTGCTGATTATAGCGCCCAAAGGGGTGTACGACAACTGGGTAAAGGGTGAGATACCCATCCACTTGCCCAAGCGTATACCGCGTCAGATATGTCGCTGGACACCCTCTAAAACAAAGAAGTTTGAAGAAGAATTAACAGAGTTTATTGTCAGTAAAGAGTCGTTCTTAAAGATATTTGTTATGAACGTTGAGGCGTTCTCTACCAGTAGAGGCACTGATGCCGCCACAGCTTTCCTATATCAGAACCCTGCTAATATGATCGTGGTTGACGAGTCTACGACAATAAAGAATCGTAAGGCTGCACGGACCAAGAACATTATGTCGCTGCAAAGGCGGTCTAAATACCGCCGTATATTGACGGGGTCACCTATTACTAAAAGTCCTATGGATTTATTTAGTCAGTGTGGGTTTCTTGCAGAAAAGTCGCTAGGTTTTAATAGTTTTTATGCGTTTCAGGGACGGTATGCAAATATCCAACAGCGGACCATGGGGCACCGAAGCTTCCAACAAGTGATGGGTTATCGTCGGCTAGACGAGTTATCTGAGAAGTTAGAGTGTTTTAGCAATCGCGTGTTAAAGGTGGACTGCTTGGACTTACCACCAAAAGTTTATACTCGTCGAGACGTTGAGCTAACGCCTGAACAAGATAAGTTATACCGCCAAATGAAGAAGCTTGCATTGGCTAAACTAGACAGTGGTGAGCTTGCTACAACGGCTAGTGTATTGACTCAGATCATGCGCCTGCAACAGATATGTTGTGGACATCTAATGCCTGATGATGGGCCTATACAGTTGATAAAGAACAATCGCCTAAACGAGTTATTAAGCCTTGTCGATGAGATGCAAGGTAAGGCCATCATATGGGCTACCTATACGCATGACATCTTGCAGATATCAAAAGAACTAAGTGAGCGTTTTGGCCCTGATTCGGTGGCCACGTACTATGGTGATACGGAGCAAGACGACAGGCAAGAGATTGTTAATGACTTCCAAGATATGGAAAACCCTTTGCGGTTCTTTGTGGGCCAGCCTCGAACAGGCGGTTATGGCATCACGTTGACGGCGGCAACAACGGTGATCTATTACAGCAACAGCTACGACTTGGAGATAAGACTACAGTCCGAGGACCGTGCGCATCGAATTGGTCAGACTAATAAAGTGACCTACATCGATTTGGTCTCGCCTAACACGATTGATGAAAAGATTTTGCAGGCTTTACGCAGTAAGATAGACATTGCAGGACAAGTACTCAAGGAAGACACCAAGAGTTGGTTACGTTAATTATAAGGAAGTAATGATGAGTTTAATATTTAAGCCACGGATTGCATACCATTTTGGAAGTGCAAAGTTTTTGGCAGCTAAATCTAAAGCCAGTAATTCTCACCAAGAGCAGTACACATGGGAAGAAAAAGAGATTGAATTCTTGATTGAATTACGCGCTTTAAAAGTGTCTTTTTTGCAATGTGATAAGATGTTAAAAAGGAAGCAGGGTAGTTGTTCTAACTGCATTCAGTCTCGTAATCTTTACGAAAAAATAAACAGTAAACGTCAGGACCTTATACAAGGAGTGTTAAAAGATGATTAGTGCAGCAATATTATGTTTGGCCACCAATTTGTACTTCGAGGCTCGTGGAGAGCCTTTAGCTGGCCAATTAGCCGTGGGCTACAGTGTAATGAATAGAGTAAGTTCGCCTCGCTACCCCGACACTGTATGCGGTGTTATTTACGACGCTCAATTTAACTCTTGGGACCCGATCAATCCTATTAGGCATCGTTGCCAATATTCTTGGTTTTGTGACGGGGTTGCTGACGATATTGATCCTACCGACCATGCTATGGTTGAAGCTAAAGCGTTGGCTAAAAAGATTTATTTTGGAAGGGTGGTGGATGTGAGCGAGGGTGCTACGCACTATCACAATACGACGGTTAACCCGTATTGGGCTTCACAACTTACAAAAGTATTGTCTGTAGGGTCGCACCTTTTCTATCGGTACTAAGTCCACTTTACTTTATTTGACCACCAAGCCGCAGACATTTTACCTTTTTTAATGTTTGCAGCATGGCGGGCTTTGAAGGAGTCAGACCGCTTTGTTTTATCTTTATCTCCAGTGACGCCCTGTTGCCCAAACCGAATCGTCTTAATTTCGCCGTCTTCTTTAGCAACTACTATATGACTTTTAGTTTTATGTTTGGGAGTTCGTTTAGGCTTGTTAAAACCATCAACACCTGCTCGAGCTAATCGAGGGTCTTTTTTAGCGGGCATTATAGCTCCTTATTTAGCGGTTTATGTCTTCAAATAGACGACCGATACCTTGCGACTTTACCACGCCACCTTCGGCAAACGAAGATAAACCCGACTTGCCTGCAAAGCTAAACATGGGGCTATAATCAGTCATATAACTAGCATACGATTCGGGTATAACTTCTTCTATGGGCGGTATGACAGGCGGTAAAAATGGATTGTTACTGTCGCCAGCCCCTTGTTGGTTAGACTGGGTAAGGGACCTTTTCATTTCCGTAGGGAGCATTAAAAATTGCGCCTCAGACATGTTCTCTGGACGCATAGCGTTTAATTGGGCGTCGTTTGCTGTATTACCTGTCTCATTGTTAATGAAAGCATTAGATAGTTGATTATCCATCTGAGGTTTACGAGCTAATTGCACTCTTTCTTTTTCAGACATCATAGGCCAATTAGGGTTTGACGCTTCTTGCCTCATGTATTCTTGTTTGGCAACGTCATTCATGCCGTACACACTCTGCTGTGCAAAGTCACCTAGCGGATCAAACTCACTATACGCCTTTAAAAAATCACTTACGGGATTGTCTTCACCCACTAAATTTGCGGCACCACTTAACAGGCTACCGCCCGTAAGGTTACCCATTAAACCCCTAAACATGGTGTCAGGTGCATTTGCAGGGTAATAACTAGTACCGCTACGACCTTGCGTGAACTGAGTCGGTGCAGTACGAGTATCTACGGAAGCGGGTGCTTCCATCATTGCTTTGTATGACGCTATACCTTGTTGGTTTTGTTGTTGCTGTTGTTGTTTCTTTTGTGCTGCTTGTTGCTCTGCTTGTTGTTTCTTTTGTGCTGCTTGTTGTGCTGCTTGTTGTGCTGCTTGTTGCTCTGCTGCTGCTATTTGCGCTTGCATATTCCTATTAGCCGTAGCTTGTGCTACTGCTGCTTGTTGTGCTGCTTGCGCTTGCTGTGCGGCCACGGCCTGTTCTCTCAACCTCTGAGCTTGCTCCGCTGCAAATCTTGCCCTTCCGTCACCATTACCTCGGTCATTAGCATCTCTTCCACCGCTAGGAGGAGAGTAACCGCCCCGCCCGTCATTACCACCCTGACTACCCGCACTCGGGTGGCCACTTCCTCTTCTATATGCCATTACGCCATTCCTCCTAAACTACCTATTCCAGACATTAAATCACGATCTTCAGGGAAGAGCGCGGCAAATCTTTGACGGTCCACGGGGCCCGATGCGGCCACTTGCGGTGCGGGCTGCAAAGGTTGTGGAGCCACGGGCCGCGGAGCCTGCTGCATCTGCTGTGAAGGCAATTGCATCCGCTCTACGGGTGGTAATCGTACAGGGACCGCGCTCTGCGGATCTGCGGTAGGCACTTCTTCTACGGAATCATCAGGTGCTGACCCCGAAACCACACCTTCTGTGCCTGTTCTTCTAATGGGGTTTAAAATGTAGTTTCTTAAGAACGCATCAATCACTTCCGCTGCTAAAGCCTCTTTTCCTCTTTGGGTCTTACCCGTTTGAAGTACTTTTTTAAGCAATACGTCGTTACTAAGAATAATAGCCACACGACTAGCTTGAAGAGACTGAGGTAGCTCTGCCATGTATTTTTGAGCTAGTCCTTGACCAAAAGCAGCACCACGTCCCGCAGCAATTAAATCACCCGATCCGCCACCACCAAACATTTGTCTAAGGTTAGTACCTGCGATTGATCCACCCATAGCAGCTATTATTTTAACGCCTTCCCCAATATCTTCAAAAAAGGCATCGGTCTGGCCTGCTTTAGCATTTGTGTTAAAAGCCTGTATTTTGCCCATTTCTTGCAAAAACTTTTTAGTATCTTTAAGCTGATCTTCCGTTATAAGATCATGTTTTAACATGAAATTTGCAACAGTTTGACCTTTGCCATTAGGGTGTTTTATAAAAAGTTTGTTGTAGGCCACATCGGGTCTAAAAGCTGCACCATTGGCTTGAACTTCAAAAATAGAGTCATAAATGGCAGTACGCAGACCTAGTTGTATGTCCGCTTTAGTGTACATATCAAATTGATTAGGGCTTAGTGGAGTAGTTACGGTAAAACCATCTTCTCCAATATTATCAATCATGTTTGTATATTTGGTTAGCGTGTCAAAAGGTGTATCTGAGTCCAATGCTTTTGTTATTGCAGTAGCAGGGTTTGCGGTCTTGTTTGGAAGAACTTCGTACAGACCTTTAACCCCTTTAAGCTGCGCTAACTCTGTTTTTGTTGCTACTCTTGTAGATTCCAACAATGTTTTGGCTTTTTTAACGTCGTCTAAATCACTTTTAAGTGCAGGAAATAAATCCAACAACCTTTTGTTGTTTTCGTTGTTTTTCCATGTAGACAGTTTGCCAACATTTAGCGTTCCATCGGGGTCTAACATGTCGGCCTTCATGGTCCTTAACAAAGTATCTTGTGAGGATCGCATCTGAAGGGCCCCGTCCATGGCGTCTTGTATGCGTTCTTTTAAATTTGGAACAGACGCAATAGCGTCTTCGTTTCGTCCATACCATGAACGCATTAAAGCCATGTCTAATACGCCCGTGGTAGGATCTATGTTCTTATTGAAGTCTTCTAATAAGGCCGCGCCTGTCTCTCGTGTAGCAGCGGAAAGTCCCGATATGTCACCTGTCGCTTCTTTAAGAGGCGCTTCAAGAAGGTTTGTAAGGGATTGAGTAACTTGGAACTGAGCTATCCCATCCAACATTTTTGCTCTAGAAAAAGCTTCTTTTCCTTGCATAAGGTTATTGGCTAAAACTTCGATAGGGATTTTTAATGCGCCATTTCCTTTAGTACCTAAAACGTCTCCCGCATAAGCCCTAGTAAACACATTGTTAAAGGCTCTGGAGTAATTTCTAGCGGTATCATAAGCCTTATTAAAAGCTCCAAACTGGGGGCTGTCTAGATCGGCTAAAATAGCATTAGCCATTTGAGACGCTATGCGGGATTCATCTGCATCATCGGCTGATGCAAACTTTTTAGATGAGTTTAACAATCGGCTTCTTATTCTCTGAAGCTCGCTTGCATTTACTGCACCTGCTACAAATTCTACTGGAGGAACGGCTTGAAAAGCTTTAGCTTGTATGTCTTGTGCCGAAATCAAATTTGCGTGTGCCTTTAACAAAGACGATAAATCTTTAGATTCTTGTGTTACCGTTAACTTTCCAGAAGGTCTTGAACTCATTGAATCTTGCCAATTAGGTTCGGGCTCTAAGGCGTCTTTGGCTCTCTCTTTAAGTCGTTGTACTATTTGAGAGGTGTTAAGCCCATCTTCGGCAAATTGATCAAGTAATTCGTCTAAAAAACCGTCGTTGTCCGTTCCAGATACTTTAGTTAAATATTTATTAACCTCCTTTTGCTCGGGTAGCGCGGGTAACACCGTAGGAGCAGTTTCCGCGGGAGGAGTAAGACCCAGTTCTTCTGAGGTGCGTATAACGTATTTATTTATAAATCTTAAATTGGCATTGCCTAAGATTTCGTCTTGTATCTCAATAGGGTAATCACCAACGAGTTCTTGCCATTTAGTTATAAAGTTTGGAACATTAGTAGTTGCACCTTGTTCATCTACAAACTCTGTTAGCTCTATGTTTTTTGGAATGCGCTTCCACAGAAGTTCTTCTTCTTTTCTGCCCGACCCATATTGTCTTTGTAGCAAAGTAAAGATGTCATTGGCGGCCTCTAAATCTATGTTTTCGCCTTCAGGCCTAACTTGCCGCATGGACTTTTGCATCCTAGAGACAGCACTTGCTAATTGAGAGTCTAAAGCCCCTTCAAACAAACCTGTTTGAATCAAAGCCGCATCACCTAATGCTTCTTGCGAACCGTCCGCATACATTGCCAACAACGCACGACGTAATGCGCTTACTGCATCAGTCATTGATTTCTTGGCTCCGCTAGCCGCTGCCTCGGGACCTGCATCCATAAACTGGTGTTGCAAAGCCAACAAAGTAACACTAGCTGATCGAGTGGCCGCATCTAACTCTATTTGATTACCATCTTCGTCAACAAGAAACCTATTAAAAGAAGAATCGTTTAATGATTTTAATATTTCGTCAGGGCTTTCTCTGTTTTTTTCTAGTTGATCTAAAATAAAATTACCGCTGGATATCATGTCCCCTTCGGTCAAATTATATTGAGCTTCTATAGTCGCAGCGGTGTCGCCTGACAGTCTTTGGTAAAGTCTTTTAAGAGGGCCATAAATTCCTTTCACAGCTATTGCAGGGATAGTGTTAACCGCAAGGTTTGTCGTTAACGACCCGCCTAACCCAAAACCCACTTCCATACCAAACTTCATCCAACCATTATCACGGAAAGAGTCTTCGGCTTTATACGAACCATAAGTGGTGCCGCCTAAACCACCTACTTCAACCATCGCAGTGGTTATAGGGTTTTGTCTTGCAGACGTACCGATCCTTTCCGTAAGTCCTTCTATGCCCCTAACAGCCCGTGCGGACAAAGGATTAGTATTGCCTGATGCCGCCATAGATTCTACTGCGCGGCGTCGGAAGGTTTCTTGTCCCCTATTGACCATAGGACCTATAAAGTCTTTAAGGTTATTAAGAACTACTCTTCCGCCCATGTTGGCTCCTGCAGCAGGTACCATCCAAGGTGTAATTATGTAAGGAAGCATATTAGCGGCGGTTCTACCTGCCTCGTATGCAGGGGCTCCCGGAATTATAAGTCCTTCTGGGCCCATAAAGGCTTCAGTAATTTCGTCACCTGCCGCTTTACCCGTTATTGCTCCCGTTACGCCAGCAAGAAGAGGAACACCTACCCGAATAGCAGCGCCCCAACCTATCGGTGGAACAGCAGATACCGCCAAGTTACCTGCTCTAACGCCTGCAAAAAATCCAGCAGCGGAAAGAGTGCCCCCTGTTATGTCTCGTTTAAATCCTTCGATACCAGAGGGGTTTGCGTCAATAGGATTACCTTTGTCGTCTTTTGCAAATACTTGTATTATTTGTACGTCGCTCATCGCTCCGTCGATGCCTAATTCTTTTATAATAGGAGCGGTGCCGTCACGCAATGTTCCGTAGGTCATCTTGTCTTTGTAAAAAGGATCGTAAACTAAAGTTTGTACTAATTGACTTGCAAACCCTTGCTCGGGACTATTAACACCAGAACCATATTCGTTAGAAGCCTCGTCTAGTGTATTCCACATACCCATAAACTCTTCGGGAGTAAACCTTAATGCAAAAGGTGTATTAGAGGCTATTCCGGGAGGGTATGCTGTTTGCGCAGCAGTCGCCGTAGCTAAAGGATTTGCAGCCACAGGGGTTGCCGCCACAGGAGGTGCCGCTACAGGAGGTGCCGCTACAGGGGTTGCCGCCACAGGGGTTGCCGCCGCTGCTGGAGTTACAGTATTTGCAGCAATGCCTGCTGCGCTTGGCGGGTAAGTTTGTGCCATCGTTGTATTCTCCTTATAAACCTTATTTTTTTGCACCGGGCAATTTAGACGCCATCATACTAGAAACTGAGTTTATATTGGCCATTGATGCCTCTGGACTAGACATTCCTGTCCACATTTGAGGTCCTAGAAGTTGTTTTATTCTTGAAATCTCTTGTAGCTTAACGGCTCTTGTTGCCATAACGGCGTCATCAGTAGTGGATAAAGGTATTGTTTGTAGCCTTGCTTCTTCTTCTTTTAAAGCCTCGACTAACATTACAAGTTTGTTGGCTTCGGATTCTGGGTTTGAAAAGAAAGTTTCTTCGCTAGGGAATAACTTGCCTGTCGCTTCCAAATCCGCAACCGCAAATCGTGGAGAGGCTGCTAATGCCGAACGTCCCATTATACGAATCAATTTAACGTACTGGCGACCTTCTTCCACATCTTTAAACATTTCAGAGAAAGCTTTTGGATTAATAAAGCCACCTACGACACCGTTGACTGCGGCCTGAAAAGCCGATATCGGTCCAGTACCCGCTCGGACTTTACCTAAAACATTTTTTGCAAAGTCTTTTTCTTCAACACTACCTTGTAAACTTGCAACAAATAAAGCATCGTTTTGGTTTGACCAATCCCTAGCTTGAGATCGAAGCAATTCTTTACTATATAGATCCGCGGTTTGAGTATCATTAATCTTCATAGCGTTAGCTGGAAGCTTTTTAGGAAGACCATCTGTTCCAGTGTACGTGGCACCGCCATCGTAAGACATAGCGATAGTTTGCGTACCTTTTTCCTTGTCTGGGATCATAAATGCCAAGGCAGTATTGCTTTCAGTTCCAATCTTCTGCATACGTGCGGAGCCGGGATCTGCAGCATTAAGCGCATTAACTTTTTCCATGGCTTTTTGGCCTGCAGTGGTATTCAAATCGATAACCGTTGGCGTCATTACACCCTCGGCATCAGGCATTGAAACCCTAAACAAGTCTTTAGACTGCAATATGGCTGTGTTAAATACCTCCACGCCCTTTTGGTTTATATCAGGGTCGTTTTTATCGTAGCGCATCAACACGATTTTCTCACCATTGTTGACCTGTTTAAACTCGTACTCAGGAGCAATCCCCCACAATCTGTTTCTACTGGCAACAGGAAGACTGGTAAATTGCGCTTGAGACATTCCAAACTTGTCAAAGTAATCTAGGTCTGAAAGACCTATACCCTGTAAAGATTCTCTCGTTGTTTTTGGCAACGCTTTAAATTCGGACTCAAGCATTCCATACTTGGCAAAGTACTCATCGTTACCAACGGGAGCCTTATATTCAGTATATCCTGCAGCCCCAAGTTGATTCACAACTATTTCAATTTCATCTGGCGTAAAGTTAGGCGAAGTACCTGCTTTGTATTTGTGTCCCATAACTTCTACGTCTGCTGTTAAAGTAACTTGAGTTCTATCTTTGTTACGTTGAACAACCTTATCTGTTATAGCGCCACCTAGTCCGCCTCCAGACACTTGTTTAGTTAAGTTCTCAAATCGAGTTGTTCCCGGCGTAGCTACTACTACCTCACCAGAAGGTAAAAGTATATTCATTGGGGCTTTATCAGTGCCTAATTCAGATATAGCACCTAAACCACCGTCTTTCACAGGCAAAATTGCATTTCTGTGGGTATCACTTCCTACCAACATTTCTCGTAGTGAGCCATCTGGTAATTTCATCGTCTTAAACACGAGCGACTTGTTAGTGGGATCGGCTACTGCTGTGAATGCAACTTTACCGTATTTATCTTTATAGGCTTGTATTTCAGAAGGCAATAGCAATTGATCATTTTCCTTAACCGTTTTGCCGTCTTCATTTTTGTAAGTTACATTGTAGGTTTTAGCGAGTAGTTTGTCGTCGCCTTCGGCTAGTACGTTTACGCTTTGGTACCCTGCCGAGTTAACCATGTTCATTTGACCAACTGTTAACGGCTGTCTTACGCGCATAATCGTACCGTCTTGCCTTACAATTTCTAAAGCTTGAGCTTTACCCCCATCTATCAACTTGGAGTTTGCCAAAGCAAGCGCGGCGGCGATGTCGGCGGCTTGAGCATTCTGTGCAATTTGAGAAGCGGACTGTGACGCTAGTTCAGCATCAAAACGACCTTGAGACGCCGTTAGCGCCGAAAGATCCATGGCTCTGTCTTCCGCGTCTTGAGCTTGTTTGAACTTCCCTAATTCGCCTGCACGAACGCCAATGTTACCTAATACAGGAGAGAAAGACTGAGCTAAACGCTCCGCGGGGCTCATTTGACGATCGCCGGGAGAAGCAAACGCTAATGCACCCTGCGCCACATCAAATAGCATTTGAGCTTGAGTTAAGTTTTTTTGTTCTTCAAACGCATCTTCATTGTCGCCAGCACCAAGCAAAGTGCTTTGAAGTGTTTTCTGATCTTCAAACAATTGTTTTTGACGCGCTAACGCAGGAGACATTCCAACGGCATTGTCTAAAGTTGGGAGAGCAGCGTTTGCATTTTGAGGTACGGTACTGTTATCCAACTGGTAATTAAAAGCACCACCCCCCAATTCCATATATCTGACGGGGCCGCCATTATCCATGTACTGGACAGCACCGCCTTGGCTAAAATTTACAGGGGCGGGGCCCTCCGCAGGTCCCATATTAACGGTTGACATGATGCCTTCGGCCATTGGGCCCTCAATAGGGGCCATCATCTCATCTTGAGCTAAACCGCCAATACCCTGATCAACCGCTGCCATTTGCATGACAGGCTGTATCAAGGTTAAAACTGATTCTGGAGTCGCCGTAGCGTCTTCTGGTCCGACCATTCCAGCAAGCTCTTGGTACCGAGCATCAATGGGCAATTGATCGCCACGAATTGCATTGATTGCGCTTTCGTAGTCTTGGGCGTTATCTAAGTTATCCATACCTTGTTGGTAATCGCCAAGGCCTTGTTCCAACATGGCGGGGTCTAAACCCTGATCCATTGCACCTTGCGCGGCTTGCTCCATACTCATCTCTTCGGGAGGCATTCCACCCATCATTGCAGGATCAGGCGGCATTCCACCCATCATTGCAGGATCAGGCGCGGGAGCGGCTTGTGGCATTAGTTGCATAGACGCGATGCCGCCTTCTTGCATAGGGCGGACAAAACCACCTTGAGCAAACATCTGACGATTCATTACTTCTCTGTTCATTAAAATAACCCCGATTTGCCGACACCAGCGGCTGCTGATAGTCCTGCTACGCCCAAACCAAGTATTTGTTGGGCAGGTGAAGTGCTTGGAGAAGTAGAAGACGTAATAGACTGCTGACTAGTCGGCGCACCTTTATATATGTCGGACAAAAATCCAACACGTTGATATGGTTCGTAAAGCCTTTCCATCTGCGTTTGACGGCCTGCTTCAAGTTCTGCTTGCTGCTGTGCTTGTTGTTGCTTACCAAGATCAAACGTAAACCCTGATTCTTTCTGCTGTAGACCTTGACCCAATTCACCGAGGGCCGCTTGACGCATTCCAAGATCCGCTTGACCTGACCCTTGGGCCAGATTAAGTTGGCCGTATGAAGTTCCGAGACCGCCGATACCTTCACCTATTCTACTCTGTAATTCGTTTCCTTGCACCCCAAAGGCACCCGCTTGTTGAGCGCCTTGCATTCCGATTTGAGCTTGGGATTGACCTAATCCACCTGCCTGTCCTGCAAGTTGTGCCGCTAACTGCTCTGTTGAGATGCCCATTTGAGCAGCTTGTTGAGCAATAGAAGCCTGTTGCGTTGCACCAGAAAGGCCTAACTGACCCATCTGCGAGGTTAACTGACCGCTTAATTGTGCAGCGGACATACCCGTAGAGGCTTGAAGTTGTTGTAAATTCATTCCTGTCTGAGCAAGTGCTTGTGCGTTAGCCGCGGCCATCTGTTCGCCAGATAACCCTAACTGTCCTGCGGTTTGAGCCGCAGATAGACTTAATTGTCCACCTTGCTGCGCGGTTTGCGCCGCTAACTGCTCTGCAGATAACCCTAACTGTCCTGCCGCTTGTGCTGCCGCAATACCAGATTGAGCACCTTGAGCGCCGAGAGCACCAGTAAGTTGTGCCGCTTGTAAGCTGCGGCCTTGTTGTGATTCAAAAGCTTGTTGCGCACGTTGTGATGCGCTGTCAAAACCTTGCTGACGCATTCCAGCCGCAGTGCGGCCTTGTTGCTCAAGAATGTTTCGGCTTAGTTCTGAATCTACTATGCCTTGGCGAGATCCGCCAAAAGCACCTGCGCCTACGGCTTGAGCATCAGCAGAAAGCTGTTGAATATCGCCAGCACGTTGAATATCTGCCATAGCTTGTTGCACGGCAGCGTCTTCGTATTGATTCATGTAAGAACTAGCACTAGTGGGATCATAAGCACCCGTTGCGCCTGCTAATCCTGCAATACCTTGTTGAGCGGTTTGTGTGCCAAAAGCACCTGCTTGTTGTAAAGCTTGAGCCGCCGTTCCTGTAATACCTCGAGCACCAGCAATAGCTGTTCCAGTGCCTAGCTGAGATTGACGAGCCGCCTCTAATGCCGCAATGCCTGCGGAGGAAGTACCCGCTCGTGCTGCATCAGTAACACCCGATAAACTTTGTCCAAGCGTTGTACCTACACCTTGGTTAGACGCTGCCGTTAATGCTTGTCCCGCCTGACCCAAAGAACGCTGATTACCTAGTTGAGCATTGTTTAAAACAGTGGGTATCTGACTCGAGGCAGAACCTAACGCCGTTTGTCCAGCTAAAGCCGCGGCCCGTGCGTTCTCAGCCGCGGTCCCCAGTGCGCCTGTGGCTGTTTGAGTCGCACCTGCACCGTAATCAATAGCGTTTTGGATACCTAGTTGAGAAGCGGCTACTTGCTGCGGAACATTGCCCGCGGCACCACGCATAAGACCCGCGGCTTCTGCTTGATAAGGACTTGCGGCTCCCATTGTAGAGCCAATCGTGCTTTGCGCATCACCTAATGTGTATCCAGCTTGCTCTAAATAAGGCTGGTAACCGCCGATACCCGCTTGCGCGATTTCAGTAGCGTTTATTTGAAGCGCCGACATCTCCGCAACTACTTGTGCGGGAATAGCGACGCCTGTATCAGCCAGTGCTTTAGCCGATTGAAGGAGGGCTAGCTTGTAGGCCTCAATCTCGGGAGCTTCTCTGACAATTTGTTCTTGAGTTTCAGCCATTACGCTGTATTCCTCCCACGGCTTTCGAGATTACGCATGACTGAATACATATTCTGGATACCGCTGTTAAGGTTTCCGTTACCCAAGCCGCGGACTGCGTCAGTGGTCATTACAAATTCGCCGGGCATTAACATCGCCCTAACACTATCCTGTCCCGCAACACCTTCGGTAGGCGCAATGCCTCCATTACGGCGTGGGAAGATAGGACCGCCTTCGGCTGCTGCTTGCACATAAGGGCGTGCAAAAGGACCGCTCGGCACACTGCCTCTCAAGTAATCGTTAGGAGACATAGCGGGCATCGCGGCATAGCTAGTTGGAGCGGTGTACATAGAAGAAGCCGTAGACACTATGTCTTCGTATTCTCCTGTTTCAGGGTTTAGTCTAATATTGCCTAACTCTGAAATTAAATACTTACTTGGATCGGCTTCGATCAAGTCAGATCCTGTAATCACAGTGCCGTCTGGGTTGCGACCTGCTAAGTTTACGGGCTCTTGCTCTGGAACTTCAAATGCGCCTGCGCCAGCCGCTAGTGCGGTGCCTGCTAATACGCTAGGTCCGTATCGAGCTAACATGCCGGGTTGCGCCGAATCATAAGCGTTTTGTAATCCCTGTTGTGTTACGGCAAATCCGTCTGTTGCAGCTTCAAGTTTATACGCTTGTTTAGCTTTTTCTCCCGCTGTTATTAGATCTGCTTTGGTTTCACCACCACGGAAAGCAAGATCTCCCGCTCTAGTGACTTGCTCGTCAAAGGGTAAGTCAAGGAAGGAGGTTTCTGGGCCAAGTGCTACAGAAGAATCTGCGGTTTGTAACCCTCGTCCGTAGCGCCCCATAGAATTAACTGTTTCGCCTAATTTATCAACTGATTCGTTCATGCCTGCCGTCGGCGTCACATTGCTGTTTAATTGTTGAGTTGCCTCTTGAGGCTTAAATTTAAACTCTGATGCGTCAACCTTAACATTTGCTGTAGGGTCAGATTTGCCAAGAAAATCACTAAAACTGGATTTAGTATTTTCAAAAGCTTGACTAAAACGTGCGGAAGGATCAGCGAAGGCATCAGCAACGCCTTTCATTCCACCCGTAGCACCTGCGTAAGCCGCGCCCGTAGCACCTGCGATAAGACTCGACTTCAAGGCATCGCCTATATCACCACCATTAATTAACGTGGATATGCCCGAACCCATCGCTGCGCCGTAGACAGGACCGAGGCCCGTGGCTGCCAAAGCAATAGGAAGTATAATAGGAGCGAGTTTCTTAACGACTTTAACAACGCTTTTAAAAGCACTTTTTACGCCGCCAACAATGCTCTTGAATATCTTACCTAAGAAGAACTCAGGTAAACCTGTAGTGGGGTTAATAGAGTTACTGTCGCCACCAACTACATAACGCTCAGGATCTTCTAAACCTGCTTCAATCAGCATCTCAAAGATACGGTTCTTTGTATCTTCGTTTTCAAGGAATTGGAAAGGTATAACTAACTCACCCTTGGCAACGTGTGCAAGAAATTTGTCTTCGTTTCGTCCATAAGTTGCCATTTTCTTAGCAATCTCTGGGAACTGCGCGATTCCAGTGTCCCCGAAGTCTTCATCTTCGTCTTCGTCTTTGCCGTATATGGCTTCTGCTTCGTCATCGTCCATGACAAAGTCACCAATACCGCCTTCAGGAACTTCAACTTCTTCTATTTCATCAATTTCTTGAATCTTTTTTGCTGTTGCTGCCATTATCCTACTCCACCAATAATGCTGTCAGGTATATTGACCTGTTTTATTGTACTTCGCTTAGACGACATAGTCAAAATAGTCATGCCAATCATGATGTGGTTACCGTAACTTGGCCCACGAAACCTGTTCCCGATGATCCCCGTAAATACGGTTTGTTTGTAACAGTGATTCTCAACTCGTCACCATGTTGAAACACACTACCTACGGGCAGGCTAACGTTATCCGTTTGTAGGTTTGGCAAGTTTAGCGCAGAAGCTTGCCAAGGTCCGGGATTGCTAACCTGTTCCAAAAACACCGAGAAAGATCGGATGATTTCAGCTTGGTATACTTGATCATATCCCGAAGGCGGAATAGGAAAGAACGGTAATACTAATCCTCTACTCATCGGCGGCCATCCGGTCTAATGTCTACACGCGGTGTTCCTAACCGCCACTCCACCCCTGTTGTGGTGGAATTAATTTTAAGGGAGAAAGATCGACCTCTTAGCCTAACGTATACTTGATCTGTGAATTGTTCTACTGGCGTAGTAGCGGATCTTGTGACTGCGTTAATATTTGTGCCTGTGTAATCTGCGCCGGGAAATTGCCTACTTTCTAACGTCATAGACACCGTAGGGGAAGAGGCTGTAGAACCCGCAAAAGTAATGTCAGGTATAAGCCTAGTTAAAAATACAAAGCTGTCTCCAGCACCTAATGACATCTGACTACTTTCAATGAAAGAGGGGATTGCCGTAGGAGGGTTTTGACTACCATCATCACTTCCAAACTCATGGTAATACAAATGGCCGTCTAACGCCGCCGCAACAGGAAAAGGAGAAATGCCTCTATCTACCCATGCCGAACGAGTTAGTGCGCCGTAATACCAAGCTTTTTCTTGGTAGTTATAGATGACATATCGATCCACATTAGCCGACGATGCAGAGGGGTAAAACCACCATATTTCAGAATAGCTAGAGTTTACTCCGCAAGTGACTTTTTCTATCTGTCCATTGTTAAAATCATCAAATATATAAGATCGTACAGAGCATGGTAGTTTTTGAACTTGACCTGAATAAACGTAAAACGCATCTTCGCCCATCCAATACACCATGTCGTCTACCGCAATAGCAGATAGAGGGCTGGCAATAGTAAGGTTTTCAGATATTAAACTAATACCAAAAGTAAATGGGGGTCCTAAATACTGCATGGCATGAAGAGAGCGGTCAGTAAACACCAGTATTTGTTGACGAGTCTCAACTGCCGTAATAATCTGAGAACCTGTACCAATACGCAAATCACCTGCGGTATTGGTAGCTTGTGCCGCCCAAACCAAGGGGTTGGCTTGGTCTGAGAACCTAATCAAAAGAGGATCTTGTACGCCAATGTTGTCTTGCGGATCGCAACCAAACACTAAAACGTGTCGGTCTCTATCTGAAACCATAACTTGCTTGGCTACGGTAGGCGCGGTTGAGTCTATTCCCGGTACGTCCGAAAGTGCCACTGCTCTACCATACGTCGGAGTCTGCGTAGCTATTGATTCATCCCAATAGAATATACCGCCATCACGAACGTTAAGGATTAAATCTTCACCAAAGTTGTCATGGGTCCAAATTCTAAGTGTGTCGCCAAAAGCTAAAAGGCTTGATCCAAATCCCCAACCAAGACGACCCCATGTTCCTGCGCCCCAACCTGTTCCAGACACCGTAGTATCTAGTCCCGTGTTAACTTGATAAAGACCCTTACACGCAGATCCGCCGTTTCCAGTGTCCGCAGAAGTAGCCACGACAGGAGTAGGAGTGTATGCGCCGTTTACCGTAATGTTAGGAACAATGGCTACTTCTCGAGCCACTATTTGGTAAGAGGCGTCAGTTAAAATAGCCGTAATTTGATATTCTTGGTTTAAAACCGCCGCTGTAATCTTTGCGGTAGACCCACCTAACGCAACAGCATTTTCAAATGATACGAAATCATTAACAATTGCGCCGTGACCCACGTCAGTCACCGTAAGAGTAGATGATCCGCTAGTCGCGGAAAACGTAATTGCGCCCGCGGCAGTTGTTTCACGGATCGGGGTTATGTCGTTATAACCACCACCTTCCTCGATGTAATACTTTAAGTGTGTGCCGTTACCCATGTAACGATCACCTGCTAAAGCTACAAAAGGATGCAGTGCTCGAGAAGTGCCTAAGAAGCTACTGCCCGAAATCTTTTGCCACCCGCCTATTTTTTCTGGAGTGCCTGCTTGAAAACGTACTTTGTCACAGTCGTACCATCCGCCTTCATTTGAATACGAAGTGGTCTCTCGGTTAACTCCCGGACGAAACTGTAATTTAGTAAGTGGCATAGTGTCGTTTCTCTTTATCTTTTACGGTTATTCCTTAAAGTAAACTAATACTCCAACGGCGGCACCCATAATTAAAATTAGTATACCAAAAACTTTCACGGCTAAGGATAGATTTTCTTCTAATGCTTTTTGTTTAGCCCTACGCTTTTTAGATTCAACCTTTTGTTTCTTGTAAAACTCTTCTCTAAATTGCTGATACTTATAATAGCCTAAAAGTCCTTGCTTGTTTAACATCCACGCCAATTCTTCTTCTTGTCGTACTAAAGCTTGTTTTGCTTGATAAGCAGCTAAGACATCACCTGTACCTAGCTTTGCTTTCTGCTCAATAGCTTGGCTTGCCCCAAAGTATTTAGTTAACGCAGAGCCCGCGTCTGCGATTTCTTTGCCGTTAGATAAGGTGGTTTTAATAACCTTAAAGGCAGCGTTAGCTATCATTAATTCAGCTAACATTTTGCCACCCAATGCAGCGTGGACATAGGGCCGTGCTGCTTGTAAGCTACAATCCCCGTTATACGCTGTACACTATATCGCTCTGTTACATCAGTTGTTTGAGGTTCATTAATTAGAACCTGTCCAACAGGTGCGGTAGCAGGTGCAACATATACGGGATATACCTCGCTGATCGTAGACCACATTGCTAAATTAAGCAGCCGCTGCTGTGATTGCTTTCATATCTTCTGTAGTCCAGTAATCTTTAGCAAGCATGAGAACCAAATGTTCTTTGTTACGTGCTAAGGTATCTGTCCAATCATCGTCAGACATATCGGCTGGCTTACCTGCCTTGATTAGGGCTACTGAGTCACCACACGCTACGTAGTGTGCTGCGATTTCTACTGCTGTTAATTCTTCCATTGTTCTATCCTTCTAGTGTTGTGATACGTGCAGCGAGTGCTGCGTTTTGGGTTGATAATTCTTGGATTGCTTTAGTTAAAATGGGGATTAAGGCTCCATCTGCTACCTCTTGAGAACCATCTTCTCTGCTATTCCACATCTGGAATCCATCTTTTATTTCAGAATGTGAATCCAT